GCTGTTGTATAGATCTTCCCTTGTGGGCATGAAGGCATAACGATAACGTTTTGCATACCGAGGAAGTTTTGGAGAAGTGTGAATCCGAATACGTTTGAAGCGTCAGACGCAACGGCTGTTGATCCAAGGTATTCAGCCACATCGAGCGGGTTCACAAAAGAAACAAGCGGAGAGCCTTCAAATTCGTTGAAAGTGGTCAATTTGCCCCAGCTATTCGCAAGAGCTTGTTGAAGCCCTTTCCCTGTAACTTTAGTTTTTGTCTTTTTAAGGTAAGCAAGGAAGTCGTCCTTGATTCCGTTTTGAATTTCGCGAAGCAAGCGTGTATCTGCTTCTGTGATAGCGCGTGACGCACCATGACGTGCGATCGCTTCCGCTGATACTGCACGGCGTTTCTTGAACCATTCTACTGTGTATTCTTGGTCCTTCGCGCGTGTCATTTTAGAAAGCGGAATTGTTTCACCTTCAGCGGTTTTGGTTGTGTCAACGTCTGCTGTCCATTTGTAAGTTTGGATCTTTAAGTCGTTAGTCAACTCTTGGCGACGTGTAACGCCCAAAAGTCGAAGCAAGTCATTGATATTTTTAGAAAACTTATTGACAAAATCAATTGATTTAATTTCGCCCAAGTCGTTCATGGTTGTTAGTTTTGTTTCAGCCATATTTTAATAGCCCTTTCTAATTTTTAAATAGTCCAATGTTTGCAGCGATCATCGCTTGACGCTCTTCGTCGTTCTCAATAGCCATGATCTCCGCTTTCGTCATAGATACTGGGCCTGTACCCTTGCGAGGCGCTTTCTGGGTCAAACGTTCATCGACGCGACTTTCTACCGCTTTATCAAAGATTTTTCGCAACGTGCCGATCTTCTCTTTTGTGGCTTCGGCTGTCTCATCGATCACAAAATCGATAAACTCGCCCGGAAGTCCTTCTTCGCTCAATAGCGTTTGAGTGGCTACGCGCATTTCTTTGATCGCAAGAGCTCGCTCGCGCTCTTCGATCGCTTGGATCCGTTTCGCTTCCTCTTCTTTCGCGCGTTCATCTTTGGTCAGCTTCGCGAGGCGTTCGCCTTCGCTTTTGGCCTTTTCGATTGCTTCGGCTTGTTCAGCTTCCCAGCTTGCCCGTGCTTTGGCTACTTCGGCTGCGATTGCTTTTCCGAATTCTGCGCGTGTAAAGGTACGTTCTGCCTTTTCCTGCTTGGTCTCGACTTGTTCTTCTTGAGTGACGTCTTGCTCAATAGCTTCAGTCTCAACTGCTTGTGTATTTTCTGACATATTTTTCCTCCGACGGTTACGCCGTCACCCGATTTTCTCGCTTTACGTCCGGCGACGAAACAATGCAGCTTTTAACGTCCTCCGCATAGTCTGGACAAAAAGAAAAGCGATCTATTCCCGCTTGTCAAGATACCGGATCACCTCCGATCATTCGTCCTTGTCACTTCGTGATTGTTTAATGCTCTTTATGATACCTTCGATCATTCCAGCGAGTACGGCCCAACCTGCCACCACCAGAAAGGCAAGGCAGAAAAGGCCCGCTGTGTAAGATACCATATCCCAGATATTAATCACTCGATACCTCCTCTCCGATTTCTCCCGCGTCCGGCATGATCGTAGACCGGCAATTGTAATGAAACGGTGGCATATTCACCCCGACTTGCGCGTCCTCTAGCTTATAGAGTTTGTCTTCCTGTGCGATTCGCCGGCAAATTTGAGTTGTCCGATCATCTAGCACGACCAAGATCCGATAGTATTCAAGCCCGGCTTTCTGATAGCGTTTGATAGTGGCCCGATTTATGACGGCTGTCGCGTCGGTCCTTACCAACGTTTCAGCTCGCGACCGTGCCACGTTGAATTCTTTTCGAATCTCTCTAGCCATCTCTTGCGGGCTGTCTCCACGTATGAAGCCTTGTTTAAATACTTCTTTCAGTTTTTGCGCGAGGCTGTCGGTATTGCCCCAAAGTTGCTCGGAATAGTTCCGACCATTGAACGGCGTCTTGATAATTTCTTCAAACGCTGGACGATTGACCGCGCCTGTACGGCCTCCCATAGCCTTTCTGTACGCGTATTCTGCGACGTTGAATAAATACTTCTCGAAGCTCTTGTGAAGCGCTCCTGTGAGCACTCCGAGCCTGTGGATAGCTTCCAACTGCAAAGCCTCGATTCTGGTTGCTCGAGCTGACGCGTATTGTTGATTCAATCGCCTCAATAGCTCTGGATCCTTTTCGGCCTGCTCGCGGTATAGCGTCGCATTATCCACATAGTCGCTAAGATCCTCACCTCGAAGGCGCTTCGTTGCGTCTTGGTAAGTGAGTTCATGATCTTCAGCGTACTTTGTGTAAAAGTCAAACAACGACTTTTGAAGCCTTACCGCCTCATTGCGGTAAGTTTTTTCTAACTCAGCGAAAAAGTCTATGTCTTTTCGGTCAACGTATTCGAATATCTCCCAGGCGCGTGCTTCCCAGTATTCATCATGGGCGCTTATCTTCAATTTCTTCATTCATCGCTACCTCGCCGGCTTGTGGCTCGATTCGTGGGAGCATTTCAAGCGCTTTTTCCGTTTCCTCTTTCATACGTTTCAGCTCTGCCTCTGCGTTGACCCCGGTCACTTGCTCAAGAATTTCGACGATCGTTTGCTCACTCACCACGCCATAGAGATTTTTGGCAATAGCGACCATTTCAGCGTCATTCTGTGGTAAGTTTGGCGTAAATACGACGTCCGTCTCATTGATAATGTTGTAATTGTCGGAATCGTTGCCCTTGATCTTCCAGATATTGACTGCGAGACGCAAGCGACGCATGAGACCTTTTTCGAAAAGTAACTCTTGCTTACCGCGATAGTTATCCGCTGCCATCATCTTGTATTTCATTGCTTCGCCTGACTGTGTGCCAGCGAAGTTGTTATCCGTTGTATCTGGCGTGAAGGTAAAGCGTAAGATATCATTTACTAGCCGTTCCTTGTACGCTTCCGCTCCGGCTGTATCGTATGACTTAACAAGATAGTTCGCGCTTGGACTCGATCCGCCCGGAATCGGGTTATCATCGAGGATCAAGATCTTCGCTTTCTTAAAGGCTTGAGACACCGCGAGCCGGCCATTTGGATTGACGCGACCATCTTCCATAAAGTCTTTATCTTCGACCCCTGTAAACGGGTTCCCAGAAATAACCAAAAGAGCCTCGTTACTGTCTTGCTGGAAGTTCGCAAGCTCGGACTGTGACAAGTCGTAAGCGTCGATAGAGTCAAGCACGGCTTCGAACGCCCCCGTCCGGTCCGTGTTATTGCTAAACTCGTTTACTGGTACGCCATTAAAGAAATGCTCGCTCGTATCCTTGAGATGAAGCGTGTCCGTGTCTTGGTTATCGTCCACATACTCGTAAATAGCGTTACTGGTATAGACCTTAACGAAATCGCGTTTGTGCCCATTGCCATAACTGATAGAGTAGTAGTTGACTGCCATCAAAGAGCGTTGCTCGTAACTGTCGTCGTAAATGACAAAAGTTTGCTCTGGATCCATACGATAGAGTTTGACCCAGACGCTCCCGTCTTCGTCTCGGTACGCGTTCAAAAGCTCGTAAGCACGGCCATAGATCGCGAGATCTGTCTTGATCGCGACGTTGTGGTCCTTTTCGTTATTTTGCTTTGAAAACTGGTCAATCTGCTTTTGAATCTCCGCGTTTTCGTTCTTGTACTCGACCGGATTCCCTAACATATAGCCTTGTTCGAAAATAGCAATGTATTTCGCCCAGTCGCTCGCGATCCGATTATCTGCGCTGTATGGATCGTTTTTATCTTCGCGGTACTTGATATTATTATCAGCGAGATAATAGCGCTTGAGCTCTTTCAAGCGGTCCAATTGCTCGGATCTGTGCGTTCCGATATAGTTTTTTAGACGCTCGATCCATTTCTGGCCTTCGTATTCGATCGTTTTAAAATCTTCAGCCGTCATGATGAATTGACGATTCGCGTTCTCGTCGAAGCGTCTCCCTTTTAGGAATTTCACTTGTCCTTATTCCTCCTTTAGAAATAATATTGTGCGCTTTGCATACGCTCTTTTACTGTGCTGCTCGTATCGTATACGTGCTGCGAATAGATCGCGTATCTTACCGCGTCTAGTACGTCGTCGTGCTCTTTCAGTGGTTCGCCTGTGCGCTCGTTCCAGACGTATTGATAGATCTCGTCTTTGAACTTGCGGACCTTATTTGAAACGACAAAAAAACGGCCACCCTTCATGAGTTTAGCCACCTCTTCAATTCCAGATAATACTGACTTATACGCGTTAAAGCACTTGAGCCTTTCGCGGTTAAACCGTCCGACGTGCTCGGGCCGTGCGCTATCAGCCCAAAAGAATATATCGCCGTACCTGGCCTTGATATCTTTTGCGATATCTACCCAGAAGTCAATCTCTTTGTACTGGTGCGCGTGTTCCTCAAGTATATACACATCGCCGGCCTCGGTTTGGCCCACGACCACGATAGAACCCCAGTGCTCATAACCCCAGTCAACCCCCGCGTAAATCTTCGCGAAATACTCGGGCGGTTGCGTCGTGTACATATCCTCTTTAAAGTCACGATAGACCGCACCTTCACCGATCACCCAGCGCCCGTATATCCCGCGTTCGGTAAACATACCAGAAGGCGTTGTCGCTATTAGATTATCGACGTATCTTTGATTCAAGAATGTATTATCAAAGATTGTAAAATGATTTGCGACGATCTTTTCATCATCTGCCTTGTCGATATAATCGACCTTGAGCCAATGCTTCGGGTGGTCCGGGTTGGTATCGCATATAATACGCGCGCCGTACCCTGAGCACCGCTTCAGAATTTCGTCAAAAACCTCTTTATTCGCGAGCGTGGCCTCGTTAACGTATGCCCCGAAGGCTGTCATACCCCGGATAGCTTTAAGGCCCGCTATGGACCCCGTAAACGTCGTTACGACATACACCCCGAAAAGTGTGAAATTGCCGTGTCTGTCAAACTGGAATTCGTGGCCGTAAGCGTCCGTGATTTCGCGCAATATGTTTGTTTGCAACGTTCCAGACGATACCGCCCCCAGAATGTACATCGGAGTTTGAACCCCGACTTTTGCAGCGTTTTTCTTGACCCGCTTCAGCTCCATTAAGAAAAGATCATTGTCTAGCTTGGTTTTTCCGGCCCGTACTGCGCCGTGGTTTATCATCATGTACCAATCGCGAGAAATGGAACGACGCAAGATCCCGATCTGTTTATCTGTATATAACCGATCAAGTGCCATCTTGTATCACTCCTTCCAGCTTCTCGAAATAATCGGCCATGATATCCTCGGACGCCATGCCACCCTCAAGAGCTTGCTCGCGCTTCTTGTTTTCAAGTTGCATTGCCTTAACGCGCTCTTTCTGCTCTTTCTTATCGAGTGCGTCTTTCGTTCCCTCATTTCCGTTCATCTTGGCCAGAAGTTCAATTGCTCGCATATCGCCTTTAAGAGCCTTTTGCAAAAGCACCGTCGCAATTGCTGTTTGATTCGTTGCGCTCAAGCCCTTCTCTTCGAGCATTTCTTTTAGCTGTGGACTGAAAACGTCCATTTCCAAAATTTGATTGACTTTCTTTTTTAGATCCGCTTTTTCTCTTCGAGCCTTGCCGGAGGCGATACCGCCTTTTCGGCCATATTTTCGTGCTTCTTCCGAGGTTGGGACCTTTAAATTGTCTGCACCAGCCATCGCCTCACTTCCTTACTTTTGATTTTTTTACTCGTACTTATACCAGTCAAAATTTTCTTTTTTCATTTTTTCATACAATCGAGGGTTTTGATTTTTTGAATACTCTTTTATAATCGCTTTTACTTCCCCTTTTGTTTTTTTGTCTAAATTTTTATATCCGCTTTTTGTAGCATATTTAGCGACAACGAATTCTTCGTTCAATCCAAACACCGAGCCAAGTCTTGCTTTGTTTTTTTGAAACATTGTCAAAAACCCTTTTGCACCTCTCGGAATATTTTTTAACCTGTATTCTCTATCACCGAATTTTTTGAGCTCGTCTATTCTATTAAACAAAAAATCTTTTTGATTGTTTTGTTGTTTTACTTCGTTTTGTACTGCTTCAGCTTTTACGCCTCCGCCACCAGATTTTTTTCTACTTCCAGAATCTGCTCCTCTACCGCCCATGTTTCAACCTCTCTGTCGTTTAGTTTTCGAAATAGTGTACTTCGATATCTCCATAGTCATACTCGACCTTACCACCATAGACTAATAATCTTTTCGGCTTCAATAGCTCAATCATGACGTCCATACCATCGCGCCATATTTCAAATTGTTCTTCGTTCTGCTTGACTCCGATTGTACTGATCGCAAGTGTAGCACCCTCTGGCAATCCGTCAAAACAAAAAGAAAAGCTGTCCGAATACGCCCACGATACCGTGGGAATAACCGTATAGCCGTATCTCTGCATAATCTGACCAACTAAACGCGAGCGATACACGTTCCAAACTTGCATAGCGACCGGCATATCGATATATAAGCTAAAGTCTGGCGTGAGTACGCAATCGAACTCACCTAACTTCTCGATGTAATATTCCGGCCGTTGCCATATCCTCTCGAACTGATAATCATCAAGAAAGAAATGAACTCCTGCGCCGTGGTCCGGCTTGTTCAAAACGTAATTAAAGCCTTGCAAGCGTTCCGGAACGTGATCCACTGGATCAAGAGCGGGCATTTCAAAACGCCCTTCAGTCTTTGCTGGATCGAATAAGTCCAGATTATATTGATTTATTGTTGTTTCTCTATGAAATTCTTTTTCTTCTTCCTCTTGCTCTTCTACTTCCAAGTTGAAATTTAAAGTTTCATCTTCCGGCAAGTCAAAGCCAAAATCTGCCATATCCACACTAAAGATCCCGTCCAGCTCATCTCTTAACATTTCGGTATCAAAGCCCGTGTCCATGTTTAGCTTGTTATGTACCAAGATATAGGCTTTCTTTTGATCCTCTGATAAGTGAGACAAGCGAATAACTTCCGCTTCCGTGTACCCGAGTTGCTCGAGTGCTTGTAAGCGTCCGTGGCCCTCGATAATGATATTGTTTTCATCGATCGCGATCGGGTCATTATTCCCAAACTCTTGGATAGATTTTTTGATCTTGTCAATCTGCTCTTGCGGGTGTAACTTCGCGTTTCCCTCGTATTCCACCAGATCGGCTATTTTTACTTTTTCGATTTGCATTTTAAACCACCAAAAACAGCCTCCCCAGAAAGGAATAGGGGGAGACTGAATAGAAAAGTATAGAGTATAGAAATGTCTGGCAAGGGGAAGAACTAAAAGAACCTTACCAAAAGCGGACGGGCGGAATCGAACCGCCGAAACGAAATAATTTTTAAAGAATATAAGGAGACCCCACAAACTGGGAAAGTTTTTTTATGAAAAGTAAAACGTGCTGATGTAACTGTTGGCTTTTGTCCTGTCGTCCGCAATGAAGATCGTCGTTTCCTTCAATCTTCCGATAATACAATTTTATCACCTTTTTTCGTGCACTTTTCCCAAATTTCAGCGTGTTTTTAAAAAAATACTTGTAACTTTCTTTTCGAGGCCTTCGAAGAACGGTTTGACAACGTTCCGATAGACCGAGTTTTTTGACATAAACAACTCGAGGGCCACGCCTTCGACGTTCTTTGATCGTGTCACATATAAGCATTTGATCGCCTCCCACACTGCCCCTTCACATTCGCTTGTGTACTCATCTATCGCTTCCGCTAGTGTGTACAGCCGAATTAGTTCCGGATCGTTTTCTTTAAGAATAACATTCTTGAGTGCTTCCGGCGTGTTACTTGCTGACTTGCTTTTAATAAACCAATTCTCGTCGAAATTTTGATAAGGGAAGCTGATCTCTTCGATTCGCTCTTTTATCTCTTTATCAAACGGGTAGCGTCGAAGCGCGTCTATAAGATAGCCGTATCTTGTCTCAATTCGCAAGTTCCCCTCCTTTCTAGCTTTTTAGCTACTTTTAATTTTCTCGTAAACGTCGAATACGCCTTTTGTATGGCTGTTCCGAAATTTCATTGCCTCGGCTTTTGTCTTAAATTCGAACTCTTTAAAACCGGCCGAATGGATCGCGTCCCAGCGCGAGAACTTATTATATTTTCTGACGATCCATACTTTAGTATTTTTCACATTATCCCCCCACTCCGTTTTCATCGGCGATCTCTTGTAATTGTTGAGCCATACGTGAGTTGTAATCATTGTTCAATTTGTTTATTATCACGTCTTGCATGACGTTTTTTT